CTTGCCACAGTTGCAGAAGGTCAGTCACCAGTGACGTAGCGGATGCGCAGCGTCACGGTGCCGGCGCCGGAGCCGACGGTATCGCCGGTTAAGCAAACGTCGTACCAGTAGCCGGGATCGGTAGTCTCCCCGGCAACCTGATACACCATCTGCTCGACGTCCTCCACGCCGACGACCGAGCCGCCTTCGTACATCAGCGCGACGCCAGTCAGGGATGCACTGGTCAAGCTGATGTTGTCGGCGAATGCGTTGGCATCGACCACGGCGCCGCCATCGGCAGCGGTGCGGTAGAGGCCCACGTCGAACACAGCGCCAGACGTGATGGCGTCGTTGAACAGCGTCATTTCGCTGATCCGCCAGGACGAATGCACCCGGCCGAGGCGATAGACGCTGCCGTTGTCATCGGCTGCGGCGATTTCGACGGTGCCGACCTGCTCCTTGAGAATGCCGTTGAACAGGCGCTTGTCGAGAGCGACGGGCGGCGTGGCGTTGAGGTTGGTGACGTTGTTGGTCAGAGTGTTTGCGGTTCCCATGGTCTATTCTCCTTTCCGTGGGGGTTAGATGTACGAAATCTCGACGACGCCTTCGTCCTCGACCCGCGTTGCGCCGATGTCCATCTCGACGAAAACCTGAGTTGAGTAGTTCTTGTCGGCGCGCTCGCTGATGCGGACGACCGGCTCGGAACCGACAGCCAGGACGGCGGCGTTCTTGGCGTAGCAATACGCCTTGAGCGCGGTCACCTGGGTGGAGACGACGAACTTGAAGCCGAGGAAGGTATCGACCTGACCCTGAACCAGCGCCTTGACCGTGTTGTAGTCGGACGAGGTGATCTCCGTCGCGCTCAACAGGTCGGTGAGGCCGGCCGGGTTGATGATGCAGGTCGCGCCCATCTCGAGATCGACATCGGCAGCCAGCAGGATTTCGCGGGCGCTGCGCAGTTTGGCGATGGTCAGGCCAGCCGAAGCAGCCGCCACCTTCTGCGCGGACGGCAGGGCGACGGTAGTCGCACCAGCCACGCCGGAATAGGCATTGCCTGCCAGGGCCGCGACGATCACCGCATCCATCTTGCGACCGGCCGCCCATGCCGCATTCATGGCATAGGGCGAGGTCGGGTCGATGAGTGTGCGCACCTTGTCGGCGTTGTCGATCAGGTCGGCAAAGCGGGACGTGGTGAGCGACACGCGGCGACGGCTGTGCGGGGTGTCGATCTGCGGGGTGTCATCGTGCCGGCTGGTGGCATCGACCATGTCGACGGCGCCAATGCGCTCGAAGTACGCATTCTTGCCGGTGACCTCTTCACTTCGGACGGTGCCGCGCAGCTTGCTGCCTTTCTGCTGTGCCAACATCAGGACGTTGGACTTGTACTGCTCGACCATTGCTACGGTGATTTGGGTGCTCATTTGAGAGTCCTCCAAAAAGTTAAGAATTCACTTTTCGAAGGGCCTCCCCGGCTGCCCGGAACCGCTTCTTCCCGCAATCTCGCTACGGGCCGACGCCCTTGCTTTCAGGGTGTCACCGGACGGCAGAGCCGCTACCCGGCAAGTGCTACTGCGCGAATCCTATACCCTAGAATCCGCGCCGTGGTGCGATATTTCGTATATTACTGATCCGGATACGCCGTCTTGTGAAGGCGCGTCCATTCTTCCTTTGCTGCCAGATCGTTGGCGAACAGCTTGGACTGGAAGCCCGTGTCCTTCTTCAGTTCGACGATTCTGGCTCGAGCGCCTTCCGGCGACATGCCGAAGGTCGTACCGCCACCATCGCCGCCCTTGAAGCGGTGTTCGCCCATGCTGCGGCCAAGCTCGGCAAACATCTTCAGGGCACGCCCCACGCCGATGGTGTCCTCGATCTGCTGCGCTTCCTGATCGGACAGGCCGGCGGCGCGGCGAACGCGGCGGGCGAGCTCCACGCTGGCGTCGTACTGGTCGCCAAGTTCCAGTTTCAGGCCGTCGATGTCCTTGGTCGCCTTGGCGTTCAGTTCAGCTTCCCGCGCCTGCTGCTGGGCCTGCACATAGCCGTTCCACTTCTCGGCAAGGCCGTGCGCCTGGCGCTTCGGGATGCCAAGCTCGTGCATCCATCCGGTGGCTTCCTTGATGAAAGTGCCGGGATCGCCTTCCGGTGCTTTCAGGTCATAGCCGTCGGCCGTCTCCGGCAGTCCGAGCTTGAGCATGGCGGCACGGAAGCCGTCGGCGTCGTTGTCGTCCTTGGGCAGGGCAATGAGGCGGTCAGCCGGCACGCCGAGCTTCTTCTCGGCTCCCCGGTACATGGGGATGACCTTGGCCAGCGCCTGGTCGGGCGGGAGCTTGTCCACCCCCATGCCGCCCAGCCAGCCACGAGTTTCCTCATCGAAGCCAGTTGCCCAGGTCTGGGCGGCGGGAGCGCCTTCACCAGTGCCAGCACCGGCCGCGCTTCCGTCTTCATTCACCATTGCTGCTTCAGCCATAGATGTCTTCTCCTTCTTGATGTGCCGCCAGTTCCTGCATCCGGTTGATGTCGGAATCGTCCAGCTTCAGCATGGCGGTGATGCGGAAAAACACTTCCTGCCGCGCTGCGGCGGCGATGGAAGCGTGCGAATCGATGCCGTGAAGGCCGCTCTTGATGGTCGGCCGGTTGCCGTGGCAGAAGCGGCGCAGCTCGGCCAGAACGATCTCTCCCTGCGCTGTCGGCCGGCCGTCGGCGCCAAGGAAGCAGGCACGGAAGGCTGTCCGCAGTTGGAACAAGCGGCGAACGTAGTCCTTCACCCCCACCTGGCAACCTCCCGGATGGCAAACCATATCCAGACTAGGATCGGGGCAACCCCGAAGAGGAAGACGGCGATGGCCTTGCTCATGACCTCAGCCAAAGGAACAGCGTCAAAGCGACGATGGCCGGAATGAGCGCCATGCCGTAGAAGGTGCGGGCGGCTTCCCGAACAAGCCGCGCCCAGGCTTCGTCGTCATGCTTCCATGAGTCTTCCATCAGCCCATCCCCTCTGTATCGGCTTCGTTGTATAACAAAACTTGGCTCCATTCTTCGCGCGAAATATCTAAATTAAGAGGAAAATCATCGAACCCGAAAGATCCTTCACGGTTCCATTTCGGTGGTTTAGTGGTCGGATTTCGATCACCACTGTAATTTTTCCGTTTAACAAAAACCTCAATGGATTTGTTTGCAGCAAATTCTCTTTCTGATGGCTTGGTTGGGACATACCAACCATGTTCAGTTAGTACAGGATTTTCTAATAGTCCGGCATGATCTAGAGAAGCAGCCTTCCGCAATGACATTCGCCCATAACAATTTTTAAATTCTTCTATCTTCTTGGCGTTATTCTTGCGTTCCCATTCATCTGCGGCATCAAGGCCAGCAGCCTTATACACATCCCAGAAGGATGAGTATTCGCCAGACATCAGCCCATCCCCGGAATGGTCTGCGGAATGCTCGCGGCCGTGGCGGCGGCATTCGCAAGGTTGTTGGCGGCATCGGCAGCAACCGGCGCGGCGGCCAGCATGGACTGCATTTCAGCCGCCTGGCGCTTCTGTTCCTTGATCTGTGCGACGGCCTCTTTCGACCGCAGCACCTTGGCCGGCACGCCGTTGATCTCGGCCAGTTCGCGCGGCAGGGCATCGGTATCGAACACGTCGAACACGCCGGGGTCAAGTTGGGCCATCGGGGAGAGCTGCTCGAAGGTACGCAGGATGGAGACGGCATCCTCGGATCGCACCAGGCGGGACAGCGGGCTGGTGTATTCGATCTCGATCATGCCGTCCTGCATGAGTTCGGCCACTTCCGGCGAAGGCTCCGGCAGCGCGCCAGCCATGGCAAGGATGTCCAGCTCGCGCTCGATGATCGGGCCGAGGAATTCGGACTGCTGCCGCCCCATGGTCGGGGCAAGGAGTTGGCCCTTCTCCTGGGCGCGCAATAGGGCCTCAGTGGCGGTGATCTGCGGCGTCTCGACGAGGATCTGGAACAGCGTCACCAGGAATGCCTCGTTGATGAGCTTGCGCTTGCCGTCGTTCATTTCGATCTGCCA